TTCACAAGTATTAAATCACCCACTGTATATGCGGAATATAGTGATGCAGTAAAAGATAAAGAATTATTGTATAAAAACCTATCCATTGTAAAACCCCGTAAAGATTATATAGCCAAATATATATCCGTTTTTTTCATAAATAGCCCAGAAAACAAAAAATTATTTGACAATATAGATAGCGATGTGAAATCCCTTTCTGAGTCGAACAAAATAATGGATTCATTAATGCTGAAATATATATATCTTATAGATGAAAAAATACGATCTAAAAATAAGTCCGGCGGAAAACTAAATAAACCAAGTCATCGTCGAACGAAAAAAGCATCCAAACGTTCTACCAAGAAACGTGTCCAAAAACGCGTTCGACGAACAAGACGATAAACTAACTATCCATCAATAATCTCAAATGAATACATCCTTTCAGATATATTCATTTACAAGTCTCGAACATACAGCGATAATTCCGTCGACGTATTTTGTGGTTGTGGTGATATCGTGGCAACGTGATTCAATAGTATACTTTTTTGCGGTGTTAAAAAAGAACAATAAATCGCGGTTATCGGCAAACCATAATGAACACATACCATATGAAGAATGACAACACAATACATTAATCGTTCGCGATGTGTTGGATTCGTAATTCGGTGTAGTCCATAATGTAGCACCGTTTCGTTTAGAATAAAGACAGTATGGACCGTTCCGACAGCAATATACCAGACATTCACCATTTCCGGTATCATATATCTCGTCGTTACAAACGTCATATACAAGACTGTGAATCGAACCATAGCAATATCCAAGTCGCGAATAGTGCCCGTTTTGTAAATACAACTCCAATGTGCCATCGAGGTTAAATACAAAAAATATACAATAATCGACAACATGAAATGTCCGGCATAAAAAGCAGTATAAGATGTCGTGAATAATACGGGCACCGAATATAAGACGCCCAATTTGGAGATATGTTGTGGTATTAATATTTCACGACTCTCGATCATATCTGCCTTAATACAGTAATATACCATTTTTCACCGGATTTTTGAAAATCTGCTTGATTTGTGATTACAATATAGATATGTTGTGATATAAATGTAGTATTGGTGTGTTGGTGTGTTTATGAAAAAAAGTCCCTTTTGTGTGAAAACAAAAATCCCTATGGATATAGTATACAAACGATGCCTACTATATCCCGTGTTCCTCTTCGTTATTTGCCCAAACAAATAACGAACCGTGATAAAAAACGTCAATCGCGTATGCTTGTACGTTCGCGAAAACTCTATAAACAAGGCAAATATTATACACGCAAACCGATTCCATCGTTTCATTCCAAACCATCGAATCATATTGCGCGTGCCCGTAAAATCTACGGTGTTCAGAATATCGCACCCGGTCCAGAATTATCCAAAGCAACCGGTTGTTCTGTGCGCGCATTAGACGATATCGTGAAAAAAGGCGAAGGTGCATATTTTTCGTCTGGGTCTCGTCCAAACCAAACTGCCCAATCTTGGGGATATGCCCGTTTAGCAAGTGCCATTACCGCGGGAAAAAGCGCGGCAATAGATTTCGCCATTTTAGACAAAGGTTGTAATCATCGAAAACGGGCCTACAAGTATGCCCTACAATCTCGGAAAAAATACGGATATGGGCACGGACGCACCCGAAAAACCGTCCTCCGATAAACCCTACTCATCATTATTTTCAGCAACCTCTACCGTCTCAGCAAATGAAACGCGTTTGGGTTCCTCTTCTTTTGTTTCCACCGTTTTCGCGCGATATAGCGAGAGTGTTCGTGCGCTGGCGTCGGTTGCGTCCACGAATCGGGGCATCCAAAAATGAGGTAAAATATTGGCGTTGGGATAATAACTCTCGAAAAGAGCACGATAACACAACTGTTCGCTGGTTTTGGGCGGATTTCGCGCGTGTTTCCAAATATGTTTTTGGTTGGCGGGTTGACCAACATGATGAATATCGGTATATTCTTGAATGATTTCGTATAAAGAACGGGAGTGTTTCGATACACCATCACTAAACGCCTCTTTTTTACGCCAAAGAATCTCTTCGGGCAAAAATCGTTTCCCACAAGGCAACGTTGCGTCGTCAAACGCTTGACGCACCAACTGTTTTTCAATCGATTTACCCGTTTTGTCATACCGAATTTCATATGGAATCGAGAGATACAATTGAACAAACTCTCGGTCTAGAAAGGGTGTTCGAGGTTCTAATCCATTCGATGAGATGGATTTGTCCGACCGCAATACATCGAACGCGTGGATTTCGCGCAACAATCGGCGGGTTTCCCCATCAAACGCGACAGCATCTGGGCAAGCGTGCATATACAAATAACCACCCATCAATTCATCCGAACCGTCGCCATTCATAATCACCTTTGCCTGACTATGTTCGGAAATGTATTTTCCCAATAAATAATTGCCGATACTTGCCCTGACGGTAGTAGTATCATAACTCTCGATGGCGTATATGACTTCGGGGATGGCGTCTAAGAAATCGGATTCCGACACAACAATTTCGGTATGTTTAGTGCCTAAATGTTCGGCAACGATTTTAGCGTATTTCAGGTCTTCCGATCCTTCTAGACCAATACTGAATGTTTCTACTGGTGGCAATCCACGTTTTGCCCGGAAATTCGAAACAATCGCGGTAATCAGACTGCTATCTAATCCACCCGATAACAAACACGCAACGGGTCGTTCGGTAGTAATACACCGTTTTTCAACGGCACGTATCAAGGTTGTGCGGATTTGTTCCAACAAAACGGGTTCGGAAAACCGAGAGTCACTCATAAGACTCGCATACATCGGCGATGAAATACCGAGAGTATAATACACCGTTTCATGTTTGCGACATATCCACGTAGGAGATACACCGGGAGTCAAATAAAATTCCGAGAATGTTCCCGGAGAAAAATGACGAGGAACAATACCGGGATGTCTGGGGGTATACAGCATTTTCAATTCGGACGCAAACATACACATATATTTTGGTTGGGTTGGATGATAGGTAGTATAGAGAGGTCGAACACCTAACGGGTCACGGGCAATATACATGAGGGGATGTTCGATGGAAACGGATTGATCGATTAATACAAAAGCAAAAACGCCATCCAACATCGAGAGTGTTTGTCGAATCCCGTATCGGCGATACAAATGAACAATTATTTCGCAATCGGATTGTGTTTTGGGTTCGATACCCATCAACGCATATAACTCTCGATAATTGTATATTTCCCCATTACAAATCAACTGAATATCTCCATCGCGAATGGGTTGATCAGATTCGGGATTTAGTCCGTTTATGGCCAAACGATGAAACCCCAACAGAATCCGCATACCGGCACTTAACAGTTTAGACGTTTCGGGACCACGTCGGCGACCTTTCATAAACATGGCATGAACATCGGAATATGTGATTTCGCCATTGTCTTCGTCGTTGATAGATTCGAGATGAGCGAGAGTATTTTCCGTAATTAATTGACCGTCGTTGTCCCAATACGGTGAACGGGAAGAAAACGACCGACTATGGAAGGGACCGTTTAATAAAGCAAATATTCCGCACATTTTTCGAGAGTATGTTGTAATAGTATATGGATTTTCTTTTATGTCGTTTTTAGATCTGTAGGATATACTCTCGAAAAACACGAATAACAACCGTATAAAACAAGTCGTAACAAATTATGCATGTATAATATAAAACATAGATGTCGAGTATTACTGAAAGTCCTTATCCCGTTCGAAATGTACCTTCGATATTATATACCAACCCACCCGTTGCGTCTACCGCGCCTTTACCATCGCCACTTAATAAAGTAGTCCCAAATGATATGTCTTCAAAATCACCTGTTACACCATACGAATCCTCCGCGATTTCGTCGGTCTCTTCTCCTAAAAAAATACAATTTTCGATACATTCCGACAATACGAAAAAACCAGAAGACGCAAAAACACTCTCGAAAAAACACGTGAAAGATACCGATGATTACATTTTCCAAATGTATATTGGTTCGTTGTCCGTCATAGGATTGTTTGTTTTGTTTCGACTCATTCAAAAGAGTTAGATAGTCGTATATTGTTTAAAATTATATAGTGTATATCAAAATACACTATATAGTAATAGGATTATACAACGAAACGCTGTATGCTAAGAAACACATGTAATCATAAAAATACTCTCGATTATTTACATTTTGAATCGTTTGTAGATTTCCAACGCGACTAATGCACCCAAGATTTGTGCTAAACAATAGGGGACTAAATCGGTGGTGGGTAATTTGCCAGCGGCGGCCATGGTGATGGACACGGCAGGGTTGATATGGCCTCCAGAAATATTACTGGTGAGCATAATAATCAAGGCAAGAGCAGCACCGATGGCCAAGGGGTTTCCGGTGGCAAGGATGACGTAGACAAACAAGATAGCGCCAATAAATTCGACTAAATACTTTTGCATGGATGTATATTTTATACGCGGATTTTTTTTCGATTTATGCCGTTGCATAATAATTCCGTTGTGAATTATGCCGTTGCGGAAACCCGGATATGGAATGGACGATATGGCGCACCATTTGGTTTCATGGTTGGTATATGCGCAATTCTGTGTTGAGTGCGTATAACGGGGACATTGATGGGTGCAGTGGCAATTGGAACACCACTTTGACCTCCACGATGACGGATTTTGGGGGGAGCAACATACCCGCCACCGCGAACACGTGCTAAAGCGTCGACTCTCGAATTTTTATCATTTTTATTCATAAACGCAAACGGTTTTTTCGATGCGTTCAACGACCCAACACCGATTTCACGAACACGACGGTTGGCGACGGTTTGCGAAGCGTCGCGGTTTCCAAACCATTTCTTGGCGATTTTGTTTTGAACAGTTTCAGGAGTCGATGAAACCACTTCACAATACTCTCGACGCGCGTTGGAAAAACTACTTGCTCCATCACTGGAGGCGTCTTTTTGAGGCATTGCTTTGATACTCGACAATACAGCATTGTTTCCAGTTGGCATACTAAACATCATTTTGAACATATTAGTGTATTGTGTATTCGAATATGAATATACAATATAATAAGGTTTTTCTCGTTTCTTAACGGTTTGTTATATACAAACGTGTTTATCGTCTTCGAACATGCATCAAAGGAACATAGGACCCGTTGTTGTGTCCGCCATATCCCAAATCATTGTATGTTTTGTTCATGGCCTGTTGTTTCTTAAAGGTGGTGTAATCGGAAGAATCCGCGACGAATTTCACGTTACACGATGAGGCTTGTACACCGGTTCCATCGCAGTGTTGTGGAATACTCCCGATAGATTGACCACGACCGGGTTTATCCAAATTGGTGGGGTTTGGTCCTCCGCAGGAATAATTCACACGACCAAGAAAGTCGCCGGAATTGTTCACCGCACGAAAAGGGGTGGTGATACGGTTGCGACCGTTACTTGTTCCAGTGGCGAATTGTCCATTCCATGATCGGCGCAATATACCACGAACAGTAGCATGTTCACTATCTTTAGCACTTGTAATGGTTTGTTGAGGAGCAAACCCGTTAAATGGTCCGCCTCCTAGATTTGAACCGCCTAAATTGGGCATTTCGTTTCTAATATACAATATAGTATATAATTTTTCATCCACACTACAAAGATGTCGAGTAATGAGAGTGATTCGACGATAACAAATACTCCCGAAATGGAAAAACCAGAATCAGAGAGTATTGGAAAAAACGTCGCCATCGACAAATTGACTCTCGAATTATTGATGAATAAACGGCAATATCGCAAATATGTCGAAAAACACAATCCCGAAGAATATACCAAAAAACAAACAGAATATGACCGTTTTTTAAAATACAAACCCCGTATTTCACACTTAATACACGAACTACTAAATGATTATTCCGTTTCGGGAAATTCGGAACATTTAGGGAATCTCGACATTCAAGACAGTTTCCAATCGTTGTTACATAGTTGTATGTATTTTTTCGAAACGCGAGATTACGACAATCGCGAAACCCACTATGTCGAAGACGACACGATTTTTTCACCGGAACATATGAATTCGGGAAACCCCGCGCCTACAGACTCCGCGGTATTTTCTGCGCCATTTGCGAACCATTATCGCCCGGGAAACTCCTTCTGGGGGAAAAACGTGTCGAAACGCGGAACAACGCAACGATGATACACGTAGGAAGAGTTGTTGTAAATTGGTGCTACATAGAATTGTGGAATTGGTTATTTTAGCACCATAATATAAAAAAGGATGGAATTTTTGTTTGGTCAACAAATGCCCAACGCAAAAAAATTGCTACCAAAAGAGGTAGGGGTATCCATGCGAACTACCAAAAAAAGATTTCATAAACCAGCAAGAACAACGCGACGTCGCGGACATATCAAATACGAAATGAAATGCGGACCATTGTTGGACAAATTCCGTGTATCGAAATCGTGTTATACTCCCCAAATTCTCGAGAGTATTAAACGCGCCTACAACAAAGACCATTCCGCCGACGAACAGATCCATACAACCAATCCAACCGAGATTTGGCGCGAATTGAGTGAACGTTTAGTACATTGCCAAAAGGAAGATTGTTGGTTGAATCAAATCTCCGACGAAACGCTACGAAAGAAAATCGACCGGTATATTTTCGCGCCAGACCAACCGTATGAATGGAAAAAGAACCCGAATACGTGGCTCTCGAATTACGATATTTTGAATGTATTGGAACAATACGAACAAACCTATTCCCAATTCCAATTTATAGGGCCTACACCGATTGATTTTGATACACGTTTAGGAAACGCGGCGAACCCATATGATACCGGTCGTAATACACAAACGGGCAACGGGTCCAATAAAAAATGTGTATGGAATGAATTGTGTAGTTTCTCGCTAAAAGACCACATTTCGAAACACAAAAAGAAGATTGGGATTATCTTTAATTTAGACAAACACGACCAAGGTGGTTCACACTGGGTCTCGATGTTTATTGATGTTTCGCGTAAACTATTGTTTTATTTTGATAGCGCGGCAGGCGACATGCCTCCCGAAATCGATGTACTTATAAAACGTATTCAAAAACAAGCCAATGATTTGGGGTTTTCGTTTACTATTCGTAACAACCTAGACAATCCACATCAACAGGGCAATACCGAATGTGGCGTGTATTCGTTGTTTTTTATTATTATGATGCTTACGGGAAAGGCTACGCCGTCGAGTCGTAAGATGCCCTTTAAACGAATCCTGAATTTGTTTTTAAAAGAACGCATTTCGGATAAGGAAGTCGAGAAATATCGTGGCGAATATTTCAATGCGTAGGTCCTACTAAATAGTGTATTTTATGTATATATAATATAGAACTGGACCACTATTCAAAATGAAACAAACCCGTAAAAGACCAACACAGTCGAATACGTCTGGAAAACTCTCGATGATACGAAAAGCGTTTTCCAA